TGCAATGCCTCCACAATATATCATTAAAAATAATTCAATAGCAAGTTATCAAAAATATGTTCGCGAGGGAAAAATTCATTTACATAAATGGAAAAATAGAGAAACGCCAGCATTTATATAAATAGTTTCGTTTAGGGGTCATATTATGATAGATTGGATTGTTACAAAAGCTCTACAACTTTGTATTTTAACAGTAGCATTTTTATTATCGCCCCTAATTATATATGCGATTTTAGAATCTGAATATAAATTTAGGAAAGGAAGATGACGGAACGCAAATTATTGGTTGAAAAGTTCAAACTCGAAGCATTGATGACGGAACTTGATATTGAAATGTTATATATTAAAGAAGAAAAGTATAACATACAAAAAGAGATCGATGCAATCGATAGAGAATTATCAGATTTAATAACACCAATTTTATAATACTACCAGATAGTAAATTGACGAGGGTCGGATGAAAGGGTATCAAATTCAAATCATTAAAGCAAAACTTCCAACATATTGGTATGCAAATCACATTGATGAAATATATTGGGCTTCTGTAGATTTTAGAATAACTGAAGATTCTGGATATCAAATTATCCATGAAGGAGTTTATACTGTAAAATGTGATGGAATCCGATGGGTCAATAAAGAAGATTGTGTTGTGTTAAAAGAATCAGAAATTACAGTAAAAGAAATATCTACAATTGAAATAATTGAACATGTTTAATAGTCGATGGAAACTAAATTTAATACAATTTGATGATACAACAGTTGAATATAATACAGAATTATCATACAAATTTTCTCATATGAAAAAGAATATAGAATTGGATTTTACAAAAGACCAATTATTAAAAATGGTTAAAGATGATGAATTTTTTAGTACAGTATACGGAAATATTTTATCCGATAGGGATATAATAATAGGAAAAAATTTAATTAATAGGAATTTTGGATGAAAATTGCGTATATGTCCGACCTCCATTTGGAGTCGAGTGGCATAGAAATAAACAATACAAATGGGGCAGACATTTTAGTTCTTGCTGGAGATATCTTTGTAGCAAATGATCTTAAAGATCAGAATATAGATTATTCTGATGATTTTGAATTGATTAATAATATTCGCTCATTTAGAATCCACAATTTTTTCTCACAATGTTCAAAATTATTCAAACATGTCATTTTTGTAGCCGGAAATCATGAATCATATCATTCTGATTTTGATAAAACAATTCCAAATATTAAAAACAAATTAAAGTATATTAAAAACCTTCATATATTAGAAAAAGAAAGTATTATTATTGATGGTGTTAAATTTGTTGGTGCTACTTTGTGGACAGATATGAATGATAATTGTGAATCGTCAAAAGAAATTATAAAACGATATATGGGAGATTTTAGACTTATCCAAAAAAACGGCAGAAAATTTACCCCAAATCATGCTATTGAAGAACATAACAATACTTTATGGTTTCTTAATGATGCAACAAAACCAGATAATAAAATAGTTGTTGTTACTCACCACCAACCAAGTCCATTAAGTATCGCAGATGAATTTAAAGATGACGAATTAATGAATGGTGGATATTGTTCAGATTTAACTGAATTTATAGAAAATAGACCACAAATAAAATTGTGGATAGCAGGACACACTCACAACAATTGGGATTATATGGTTGGCGATACAAGAATTTTGTGTAACCCAAGAGGATATAGACACGAGCAATCATTCATTAATTTTAAATTGTATTATGTAGAACTTTAATTTTTTAACAGAGGTGGTATTATGAGAACATTGGCAATTATAATTCTTGGAATTTTAATTTTTGTTTACATACAAATAGAAGTAGCTTCAGAAAATCCATGTTCTTCATTTTCAAAAAACCCATCGATGTGTAATTCCGATAACTATCCAAAATAAAGTGCTTGATATTTTGATACGAATATAGTATAATAAACTATATTTTTAATTATAGGATGAAAAATGAAATGTATAATATTTTGTATAAGTTGGATTGGTGTATTTGTAATTATGGATAACCATTTTCATATCGAAAACAATGTAGTTTATGCAGTAGTCGGTTACTCATTTCATATATTCCAAGAGATTTTAGACCTTATATTTGACAAACCACATTAGGATTTGATTATGAAATTGATATTAACACGAGAAGATGTACAATGTGCAATAAGAAATTATGTTAAGGAGAAAGTAATTCTTCCTGATAATGCTGAAATAACTGTTACTAAAGATAATGCTGTTGTAGAATGGACATATGAAGTTTCGTCTAATAACTCACCACCTCAATTTACTCCTAGAGAATCATCTTATAGTGGTGGATCTATTCAAACTGGCGGTAGAAAAACTGATATACATGGAAATACATTATGACAATTACAACAATTAAAGAAGATATAAACGGTGATTTATATATCGATTTACCAGAAGATATTTTAATTAAAGCTGAATTATCAGAAAATAATATTGTAGAGTTTATCGATAATAGTGATGGAGGTTTTACATTGAAAAGAGTTGAAAAAGAAGAAACTGAATTCGTATTAGTAGAATGTATACAACAATATAGAATGAGATATATGGTAGAAGTTCCTAAAGGTAAATCTGAATTGGCATTAGATACTGTAGTTATGGAAGAAGCTTCAGAGTTTTCTCAAAAAGATTTAGGTGAAACTATTGTATCGCATAGAGTAGTATCAAAAGAAGAATTATTAAATATTTGTGATAAAGATAATAATTATTGTAAAAATTGGTCTGATGATAAAAAACTTGATATTTTTGTAACAAAGGTGAATAGTGATGGCACAGCATAGAATAATTTCAAAAATGGATGAAAATGGGATAATTTGGTATTATCCTCAAACAAAATCATGGGGGATTTGGTGGTATTATCACGAATCAAATTATCACCAAAACCACGTTTCATTTCTTGATATAGAAGATGCTTATTCATCACTTGATAAGTTAAACAAATCGACCGCATACCATACAAAATTCCCAGAGTTTCTTAAAGAGTTATATAATATTCCAGAATCAATTACATATTCATATGTTAGGTGGTTCCATAAACATTCCGGAAAGGTTCTTACAACCACACAAACAATGGTTGATGATCTAAAATCGCACGGTTTTGATGGTGATATAATCCCATGGACACGAGGGGTTGATAGAACTATTTTTAAAAGAACTGATAGAACATTTAGAAAACCAATCACACTATTAAGCGTTGGTAGAGTAAGTAAAGAAAAAGGGCTTGACGATTTTTGCGAACTACAGTTAAACGATTATCGTGTTGATAAGATAATTGTAGGTGATGGTCCTTATCTTAATGAATTGAAAAAGAAATATCCAGATATTACATTTGTCGGAAAGAAAACTGGATCAGAATTAGCATCATATTTTAACGAAGCTGATGTTTTTGTATTTACGAGCAAGACTGATACATTTGGTATCGTTATCATCGAAAGTCTAAGTGTAGGAACACCCGTTGCTGCTTATCCTGTTCCAGGACCGATTGATATTTTAGAACAAGGTGTTACAGGTTTTATGAATGAAAATCTTGAAGATGCTGTACAAGCTTGTTTATATTTAGATAGAAATAAAGTTTACGAAAATAGCAGTAGATGGACATGGGAAAATTGTTGGAAAATCTTTAAAGAGAACTTAATTAAAAAATGAAAATATATACTTCAAATTTTAGAAATCATTGGCTGTCGCCCTATGTTATTTTAGAGAAGTTTTTCTTCTGGAGAAAGGGTTATGATATATACGACAAAGATCCACCAAAATGGTTACAAACTATTTGTGAATGGAATCAGAATTTTCTAGATTTTATTCACCCAAGAATTAATTATATAAAAATTGATCCTTGGGATGTTTGGTCTATGGACACGACGTTAGCTCCTATTATCCTACCGATGTTAAAACAATTGAAAGAGGGTAAACAAGGATCCCCTTTTGTTGATGATGAAGATGTTCCTTACCATTTAAAATCAATGAACGCTCCAAGAGTCGAATGTGAATGGGATACTGACGAAAATTTCCATAAACGATGGGAATGGGTTCTTGATGAAGAAATATTTGCTTTTCAATCTTTAATTACTGATTGGGAAGACCAGTTTAGAACTGGTGAACATGACTTAGATATAATAAAAGGTGAAAATGGTTTAAGTCAAATTATACGAGGTCCAAAAGATACATATAAATGCGATTATGATGGTATGAAAGAATATCAAAAACGTATTGATAATGGGTTTAGACTTTTTGGAAAATATTTTCAGCACCATTGGGATTGATAAATGAAACTTAAAAAAATTATTAAAAATATGTACAAAGCGTGTATAGAACACGATACAGTGAAAGAGAAAAAACTTTGGTTTAAAACTTTAAGAAAATCTCTTAAAGGGAAAGATACTCATGGTATTAAATGATGTTAGAACATAAATCGACTGCATCAATATCATTATTATTTGCTAAACTTTCAAATCTTGCATATAATGACAATCAATCTTTTGAAAAATTTGGCTATAAAAGTATTTGCATAAACAAAAATAACAGTCAAGCATATTTTTTGTATAATGATACTGATGTAATTGTCGTTTGTAGAGGAACTAGACCAACAAAACTTGCAGATATAATTTCTGATATTAAATTTGCATTGGTACCAAGTAATTATGGTATTGGACACGTTCATGCTGGATTTAAAGAAAAGGTAAACAATATCTGGGGAGATCTTGGAGATTTATTTTTAAAATATGCGCCTAGTAGACGTGTTTGGTTAACTGGTCACAGTTTAGGTGCTGCTATGGCAACAATCATAGCAATTCGATGTCACAGATTTAAAGAATTACCAAAACCTTTATTGTACACATTCGGCAGTCCGAAAGTTGGAGACAAAGAATATGTTCAATCATTAAATTCTTTAAACATTTTACATGTAAGATGGGTTAATAATGCTGATATTATAACAAGGAATCCAGTATACCCATATTGGCATCATGGAATTTTAATGTATTTTGATCATGATGGAAATATTGCAAATATGACAGCTCTACAAATAGCCAAAGACAGAATTAAAGGGTTTTTTGTTGGATTGTCTAAAGGGGAAGTAAATTTTTTTGTTAATCATGACATGACAAGATATATAAGAAATTTAGAAAAATTATGAAATATCTAATTTTAATATTATTATTGTTATCAAATACAGTTTTTGCTGAAGGCGGACATAAAATATCTAGACCTGTTACAAATACTTTATCTATTGAAGACAATGACGAAGATAAAAATAGATTAGTCATAAATTATGAACAAGATTCTTATCAATATAACCAAACTCAATATGGCAACCCATCTATAAACTATTCAACACATGGATGGGATTTTGGAATAATTTCTCAGAATATAAATGAATATTCAGGAAACCTCCAACAAGCTCAAAATTTTGAAAATGATACTTATATAAACATCAATAAAACTTTTAAACATAATTATGTTTTTGATAATTTAGATTGCGGTTCTGCTTGTAATTATTTTTCTGAAGTTCTTAATAATTCTTCCACAACATTTGGAACCCAAACTGGATTAGTTTTTCCAATGTCAAAAAGTTTGGATCCAAATAAAATTAATGCCTCTACATTACACGAATTTTATTTTATTGATAATGATTATGAATTTATTAAAGATAGATTAGCATATCATATGGGAACATATTATGCCAATCAAGCATTGACAACAACGACTTCATATTGGGGTATGATGTATGGTATGGAAGCAATCCTTTGGCCGAAACGATTAAAATTGAATTTAGATTTCTATGATGGAAGATCTAATGTTTCTGGAACGGTCATACAAGGAACAGTTATGTTTAATAGACATTTAGAATTGTTTGCTGGTGTGGGTCTTGCAACACAAGGTTCTGGCAATTATGATTATGTCATTTCAGGAATAAATTTAATTCAAATATTTAATAAGTAAAGTGCTTGACACTTTCCATCAGATTTAGTATAATAAGTCATACTTTGAAATTAATTTAAAACCTCTTAAGGAGAATATATTATGGCTGCAAATCTTGACTACTCTAACGACCGTGTGAATTATGCTTATGTTGCTGAACATGGAAGTGTTTGGCATGGAGAAGGTAATGTCCTTCCTTTACATGCACCCCTAACTGAATGGAAACGCGAAGCAGGTTTAGAATGGGAAGCTGTATCTAGTCCTATTTTATTCAACAACCGCGATGATATTCCAACAGTCTTTCCTGATAAAATGGCACTGTTTCGCAGCGATAATAACGCACCTTTATCAGTAGTGAGCGATTCTTATAAAATCGTTCAACCAAGCGAAGTTGTGGACTTTTTTGCTGATCTTTTAGATAAAAATGGTATGGAGATGTCATCATGTGGTTCTTTATTTGGCGGTAAACGATTCTTCGCTACAGCCAAACTAAACGATATTGAAATAATTAAAGGAGATAAAATCACTGGATATCTTTTATTGGCAACTTCATTAGATGGTTCGATGGCTACAACTGCTAAAACAACTTCTGTTAGAACAGTTTGTTCAAATACCTTAACTATGGCTATTGACGAGAAATCAGCTAATATGGTCAAGGTTCCACATTCTACTGAATTTAATGTAAATCGTGCAAAATTAAATTTGGGTTTAATTGAAGAATCTCAAGAAAAATTTATGGAGAATATGCGTAAATTGGCTTCAGTAACTGTTTCCGATTCTGATGTTCGTAAGATTTATAATGAAATATTTTACAACAAAGATGTTTCTGCAGAAGATCAACATGGAACTACAGTTAAAAAAGTTAATGATATTATGCAACTTTACAAATATGGTAATGGTTCAAATTTCGGTCAAGGAACTCTATACAACACTCTTCAAGGTGTGACAGATTATTTTAGTAATAATATAAAATCGAAAACTGAAAGTGCAAAATTTTGGCATTCTTTCTACGGTACTGCTGAGAAAATTAAATTACAAACTCAGAAAACATTACTTGATATGGCTGCATAAGCTTATCAGTGCTTGATTTTTAATTTAAACAAGAGTATAATCATATTATACTCTTTAACTATATAATATGGAATTATCATGAAAACAAAATCAATTCAAGAAGGCATGGAAGCAGCATTTAAAATTCTTGCTATAGCTTCTCTTACAAACCAAAAGAAAGAAAGAAATACAGATTCTATAGAAACGGAATCAGCAAGAATAGAACGGTGTGTTGAATACTATTATAAAACAGACAAATCTGTTCTGCTTGATTATCCAGGATTTGTAAGTAAATTTCTTCAGGATAATTACAAAGAAATAACGTCAGGAAATAAATTTTCCAGCCTTTACCTTGATGATCTTCCAGAAGGGAAAGAAAGAGAATACTACATGGAAGATGCATCTATCTTAATTTAAGGATTAATGCCTATGACAACAGAAGAAAACTTTAGAAAAGATTTCAGTAATTTATTAAAAAAATATAATGCAGAATTTGATGTAAATGTTGAGTTATTAGAATTTGGTCCTGATATTGTTGGCATTTCAGTTTATATTCCAGAAATGATTACAGAAGATGGACATCAAGAAGAAACTACAATCCAATTTACAAAATGGTTTGACCAAGATTTATAGGAGAATAATATGTTTGTTTCTGAAAAATATAATACATGGGATTTATACGAAGAACTAACTGCATTAAATTGGAAAGGAAAACATTTTTCTATTAATGATGTCACAACATATTTATCTGAAGATAATAAAACAATAGCAGTTGTTCAATATGATAATAAAAAATCTTTAATTGTTTCTGTTGATTGGAAAAAAAGTGCTTGATATATTTCGTCTAATTTAGTACAATATATTATACTTTGAATTTGGGATATATTATGTTAAAAATGCAAGAAACTACAAAATCGTTTTCTTCTGGAATATTACACACATACTTATTGTCAGATGACAAATATAAATGTTTTGGTTATATTAAAAATGGCGAAACTGAAGAGATTATATTTAAAAAACCTATGAATTTTTCAACACGTGGAAGAACATTTAAAAAATTATGACATCACCAACTCTCAAACAATTGATCAAGGAATTACCTTCGTCAATGAACAAACCAATTTATATTCAATGTGGATTTAATCGTTTTGAAATTGTCACTCTTATAGAAGAAGAAGATTATATTCTTTTTCTTGCCGATGAAGATGCAAACAATCCAGTTGGATATCCACCTGATAAGGGTGTAGCATGAGTATATTGCAAAAATTAGACCGTTTGGCAACAACTGGTTCTACAAATCAAAAACTTGAATTCCTCAAACTGAATTTTGATAATGAAACCCTAAAAGATGTATTTCGTTTAGCGTATTCGACTCAGATTCGATTCTGGATTAAAAAACGTCCAACTTTGACGTTTGAAACTGGAAAAAGAATTGAGTTATCGTTAGCTTTAGATTTGTTAGTAACTAATATAGCATCTAGAAAATTTACTGGCAATAAAGCTATAGAATATATTGGCGGATTATTGACATTACTTGAGACAGATGATAGAGAAGTTTTATATAGAGTTCTTGAACGCGATTTAAAATGTGGTACAGGAGCATCTTTAGCCAATAAAGTTTGGCCAAAACTTATCCCAGACTATCCTGTTCTTCTTTGTAATAAATTTAATGAGAAAACTGAAAAGAAAGTTGTTTGGTCTATTGGTCAAATAATTCAAACTAAACAGGATTCAAGTCGAATCAATTTTGAATTCGATCAAGGTAACGTAATTTCTGTTACAACTAGAAATGGTTCAACTATTGATATTACACCATTTGAAGATATTACAGTAGATAATCAAGAACATTTCATTCTTGATGGTGAATTAATGTGTTCAAAAGATGGAAAAGATCTTGATAGAAAAACATCTTCTGGTATAATTAATAAAGCTATTAAAGGAACAATTTCTAAAGAAGAGTCAGAATTATTGAATTTAGTTGCTTGGGATATTATTCCTTATGAGGACTTTCTTAAAGGAGAATGTCCAATTAAATATTCTGATAGATTTTTTCAATTACAACAGGTTGTTGGAGAAAATACTAATAGAATTAAAATCGTTGAGTCAAAAATTGTTTATTCGAAAGATAAAGCATTTGAACAATATAATGAAAATCTTGCTAAAGGTCTAGAAGGATGTATTCTTAAAAACCCTAATGCAACTTGGTCTTCTAAACGCAGCAACGATTATTTAAAATTAAAAAATGAATCAACTGCTGATTTAAGAGTAATTGGTTATGATATGGGAACAGTTGGTTCTCAATTTGAAAGTATGTTAGGTTGTCTAATTTGTGAAACTTCTGATGGTTTACTACAAGTAAAAGTTGGTTCTGGATTTAAACACTTAAATGGTGAAAGAGATGATCCAGAATCTTATGTTGGTAAAATTATTGAGGTGAAATATAACGAAATTATCGGAAATAAAAATTCTGACAAAAAATCTTTATTTTTGCCAATTTTTTCTTGTGTCAGATTTGATAAAGATATTGCAAACACATTAGAGGAATTATTGTGAAAAAAAATTATCTTAATAGAAATGTAAAATCATTATATTTAAAATATCTTCAATTAAAAACTAAGAAGAATCAGACAGAATTAGATAAAGATGATTTATTGAAAGTGTCTGATACATTAATAATGTTATTAATTGAAGAAAGCGAAAAGAATTTTAAATCAAATTTAGTGCTTCAACACCAAATAGCAACAAGGAATTAATTATGTTCTGTCTGGATATTGAAAGTTTATCGGTTGAAAGTACAACTGTCATTCTTTCTGTTGCTCTTGTGTATTTTGACGAAACTCGAGACGATCACACATGGGAATCTTTATATAGAGATTCAATATTTGTAAAATTATCTGCTAAAGATCAGATTGATAATTACAAAAGAACTTTAAATAAAGATACATTAGAGTGGTGGAAAATACAATCTGATATTGCAAGAGACGCTTCTTTTACTCCAAAAAAATCTGATCTAACTGCTCTTGAAGCTGCAATTATTCTTAAGAAATATAAAACAGAGCAATCAAAAAAACCTGACAAAGATATTGTATGGGTTCGAGGTTCAATTGATCAAGTAGCAATAGATTCTTTATTTAATGCTATGAGAATTGAAAGATTATTTCCATTTTGGAATTATAGAGATGTTAGAACATTTGTTGATTTTAACACAGAAACTGGGGCTAGAGGTTATGCTGAAATTGATCCAGAAAAATACCCTGGAATATGGGATAAAAATGTAGTTGTCAAACATCATCCAGTCGATGATATTTGTTTTGATGTTCTACAAATTTTATATGGAAAATAACACTAAATAGTTACAGGCTTGTTGCCTAAAGGGTTTTATTGTCTATAAAGAGATAAAGTTTTTCAATTAAAGAAAGGAAATAAAATGATAGTTTTAAATAAAAATGTTTTGATTTTAAAACAAAAACAAGAATATTCTGGATTGATTCAGGGTGTTGATACTGAAGAAAGTACCTATGCAAAAGTTATGGGACTTGGAAAACAAGTTGAAGAAGTTAAACTTGGTCAAACAGTAATTCTTGATTGGTCTAAAGCAAAAAAAGTAAAAAATGAACTTTTTATTGTTTTAGAAGAAGATATTGTAGCAATTCTAGAAGCTGAAGAATTGGAAGTAATTTAATCTCCAAATTGTCAAAAGAGATTTGGAAGTAAGTTGTAACATTAGTTAAACTTTAAGAGGAAATAAAAATGGCAAAAGAAGTAAAATTTGGAAACGATGCACGTGTATTAATGGCTGAGGGTGTTAATGTATTAGCGGATGCTGTAAAAGTTACATTGGGACCAAAAGGTAGAAATGTTATCTTAGATAAAGGATTTGGTGCTCCAACAATTACTAAAGATGGTGTTTCTGTAGCTAAAGAAATTGAATTGGAAGGAAAATTCCAAAATATGGGGGCAAAAATTGTCCAGGAAGTAGCATCAAAAACAGCAGATGTTGCTGGTGATGGAACTACAACTGCAACTGTATTAGCTCAATCTATTGTCAATGAGGGTTTGAAATCAGTTACTGCTGGATTTAATCCTATGGACATTAAACGTGGTATCGATTTAGCTGTTGCTGCAGCAATCGAAGCTATTCAAGAATCAGCCATTCCTTGTACTGATACACAATCTATTGCACAAGTAGGTACAATTTCTGCAAACTCTGATGAATTGATCGGATATATTATTGCAGAGGCGATGGATAAAGTTGGTCAAGAGGGTGTTATCACCGTTGAAGATGGTACTGGTTTTCATCATGAATTAACTGTTGTAGAAGGTATGCAATTTGATAGAGGTTATTTATCACCATACTTTTCTAATAAGCAAGATACAATGACTGCTGAATTAGATAATCCTTATATTCTTCTAACAGACAAGAAAATTTCAAATATTCGCGAATTATTACCTGTTCTAGAAAATGTTGCAAAACAAGGTCGTTCTTTAGTAATCGTTGCAGAAGATATCGAAGGAGAAGCTCTAGGAACATTAGTCGTTAATAATATGCGAGGTGTTGTTAAAGTTGCTGCAGTAAAAGCTCCTGGATTTGGTGATAGAAGAAAAGCAATTTTAGAAGATATTGCAATTTTAACAGGTGCAACTGTATTAACTGAAGATATCGGTTTAAATTTAGATAAAGCAACGGTTGAACAATTAGGAACCGCGAAACGTATCACTATCACAAAAGATACTACAACGATTATTGATGGTTCTGGAGATGAAGATAAAATTTCAGAAAGAGTTGCTTTATTAAGAGCACAAGTTGATGAATCTACTTCTGATTTTGATCGCGAAAAATTAAAAGAAAGATTAGCAAAATTAGCTGGCGGTGTAGCAGTAATTCGAGTTGGTGCAGCAACTGAACTTGAATTAAAAGAAAAGAAAGATCGTGTTGAAGATGCTCTTTATGCTACTCGTGCAGCTGTTCAGGATGGTATTGTTGCTGGTGGTGGTACTGCTTTAATTAGAGCTCTTCCTGCCCTAGAATTTTTACAAGGTGCTAATCAAGATCAAAATGTTGGTATTGCTATCATCCGCAGAGCAATTGAAGAACCATTAAGAACTATTGTTAGTAATGCTGGTGAAGAAGCTTCTGTTGTATTAAACAAAGTTAAATCAGAATGTGGTAATTATGGTTATAATGCAGCGACTGGCGAATATGGCGATATGTTTGAATTTGGTATTATTGACCCAGCGAAAGTAACAAAAACTGCGCTATTGAATGCAGCATCTATTGCTGGTTTATTGTTAACTACTGAAGTTATGGTTGGTATTATCCCAGAGGATAATGTTGATATTGGTATGAATGGTATGATGTAGATCCATCCTTGGAGCGAGGGTTTTTAATCCTCGCTTTTATATCCGTCCCTGATATATTTTAATTTTCCAAATCGACAAGATTTTTTGGTATCAAAGGCGAAATATTCAATCCAGTTGTTTTTTCTATAGATTTAACACTAACCAAATATTTTCTAAAATCTTTAAGATTAATACCTGTATTTGGAAATTTATAGACTACGATTTTATTTATACTTGGCTGGATAACGACTTTATAAATGCTATCTGGAATTCCAACACCTTCCCCAATAGTTTTATATCCTTTATTATAGATAGTTCCTGTTATTACATAAACATCATCTAAATGAGCTAAATCTCTAACATAACTTTCAAGATATGCCCATGTTCCACGATTTAGTGTTTTATTTTGTGGCATCATATTTGTCATTAAAAATGATTCATCCATAGCATCTTTGGAATATTCAAAATCTGCTGCTGGGGCAAGGTGACCTCTATCATAAACTGTTCCAGAATAATCTGATAATTTTGATCTATAATTATAAGGAATTTCTATATCTTCATGAAAATTATTTTGCCGTTTTATTGTCCCAATTAAATTAGTTTTTGTTATATGTTCTACAACATAAATTGGTGTTTTTGTTTTATATGAATAATTTACAGCATATCCATTTCTACACAGATATTGATTATCTCCATCTTTTATAATAGGGGCTCCCCATATTACCTTTTCTGGACATTTGTCATCGATAGGATTTCCTAAAGCCAATACAGGTAATAACAGGAATAATGTTAATAGTTTTTTCATAATAATCCTAAAGATAAATCTCGTAGTTGTTTTCGTTCGGTGTAGCCAAGAAGCGCACCATTAATTGCAATTGTTAGTCCTTCAAAGTCGTTAGAATCAACAAATCGATTTAGATTGTTTTGTTTCCAGAAGACACAAGAACTTTCAACTGCTCCTTCCAGAGTTGCACAGTACTCCACACACTCTGATAATTCTTTACCAATAGCTTTGCTTAGTTTTTCGTAATTGGCCTTTCCAGTAGTTTGTATGCAACCCCTGCCACGATATAACCACCCATCACCAGAAGCTTCATTACCATTTCCCAATCTATTTGAATAAACTTTATTTGCAATCTTTTCAGGATTTCTATTATAAGGTTCTGCAGATGCTTTAGTTGGAAATCTTTTTTTCCAAACCACACACAACCTTTCTGATGAATAATTAAGATTTTCTGTAAATTTTGTAAATCCTCCAGACTCATGTGCAGTTTGACCAAGAAAACAAGCAATCCTTTCTTTTGTATCTATACCATATTTTGGTAACATAATATTTAAAATATCAACTATATTTTCTGGAGCATTTGGTGCTATTTTTTGTATTAATTCTTTTGTTACCATACAAATTCCTATGTTTTTTAGTATTTATAAAAAGTGCTTGTATTTAATTTTCAAATCAGTTATACTATATTTAATTTCAATAATGAGGAATAAATTATGTTTGGACAGATTAAAAATTTGATACAAAAAAATAGAAACAACAAACGGTTTTTTGAGGCGAATGATTATGTAACAGTTGTTCCATTTCTATTTGGAGCGCAATTAGAAAATCGTAGGTTAGGTCGATACATTTTTATAAAAGATACCGATTATTCAGGACAGATTCTTTTAGATAGAGAATTTGTAGACATTTCAACTGATGATACAGATTTTAAATCAAGTATTTTAGAAACCGATGCATTATTAAGTATTGTTGCAGAATCAGCAATGTATAATAGAGAATTTAACATTATGTTATCAATGATACATATTGACAATTGGGATACACTAAATACTTGCATTAATATAGCAGAGTCAACTTCTGATGATTTTGATACAAAAGTCAAAATTACCATTAATTCTTTGTGTGAACTTCTTGACACAGAATCAGAGGATTCAGAATGAAAATAATTAATCTATTCGTTGTTTTATTTCTTACAGGTTGTACTGCATATGTTCCAGCAAATTATTCTGTAGGCTATCAATATCCTGTATATTCGTATCCAAGATATACTTATCCAAATTATAATTATGGAATTTATAGTTATCCATCATATCCGATGTATGGATATGGGCACGGACATCATTGGCACCATTAATTGTGTTTTACTTAGTTTCAAAAACTTCCAATCTGGCTGTGAGTGATTTAATTAACAGGAGTTGGTACAATAACTGAGTTTGCATTTCTCTGCTCTACAGTTTGAACCCAATTATTTGTAAATGCCGCTACAACAATTTCTTCTTTACTGCTAGGAATTGTAGAGCCTTGTTCAAGAAACTTCTCTACAGCAATTTTAACTATCTCATCAATAGCAATTCTTGCTCTTTCATGCGCGGCATTTTGTATCCATTCATCAACTGAGGCTGTAACATAACCCATTGCTATATTTTCTGCTTCTGTGTACTCTATTGTGTATATCATATTATTATCCTATTAAGTGACCAGTAAAACTGGCATAATTACCATCAGTGTACATAGCACCTGGACCTGATTCAAATCTTATTGTAACGTAGTCATTTACGGCTAATTTTACATGACCTTCAGCAATTAAAGTCCACCAAACATTCGCAGCCTTTTGTGTGATAAATCGTAATCCACCATATCCTGCTCCATTTACATATATAGCAGTTCTGTATTCGCCAGCAGCTGCATTATTGGCCAACTGATGATATCTAAAGAAATATGTACCCGCCACAGGTGCGGTAAATCTCCCTGTACCTAAATTTAAATTACTACCAATATCAAACACTGCCGAAGTATAAGTAATGTCTGTTCCTGAGGCATTTGAGGTGGTAGTGGTGGCATTAAAAGCAGGTTGATAAGGCATAGTAACCCTACCAGTATTATCTACTCTAAGTCTTTCGACAAAATCAGCAGAAATACTACCCGCTATACCAGCATTAGTTCCAGTATATAAAGTAAATACCCCACTAGTGTTTCTTATTGCCCAACCGCCTTGAGATGCTACTGTATTTTTCCATCCAGAATCCCAATAAACACCACCACCAAGAAAAGAACCATCTGATCCCATTACTGGATACTTATTTCCAGATAAAGTAAGAGAGTTTGGATAAGGACTACTCGTCCCAATCCCCACGTTGCCTGAAGCATCTTTATAAACCTGACCTGAACCTATGTTCAGTATGCCTGTACCGCCTGTAAGCGTACCTGTGTAAGATGTGTTGTTGGCAGTAACTGTACCAGTAAAAGATGGATCTGCTATTGTAGCTTTTCTTATTTCTAAATCTTGAATTGCAAGCTGTACAGTATTTTGTCCAGAAGAAATTCCAGAAAAAGGCGCAGCAAAAGAAACCGTACTAGATGTATATGGGTTATTAATATATCCATCAACTTGTAAGAATACTTTAGCACCAGCAACACAACCATCATTTAATGTAACAGTAGTGCTATTTGTTTCAACATATTCTGTTGGAAACTGCCTAACACCATTTATATAAACACGCAATTGATTTGCTCCAGGAACATATGTAGGAGTTGTAAATGCTACTTGGTTTGCTGTTGCTGCGGTGACAGATGAAGTCGAGTTTATTGTTGTTCCAGGAGTTGATCCACCTCCTGTTTGTGCTGCCCAATAAAAAGACCCTGCTCCGCCTGTTGTTAATACATAACCAGGAGTTGGTGATCCTGGATATATTTCAGTTCTAAGATCAGGAAGATTTGTTACACCTGTACCACCAGAAGATAGTCCAAGAGGAGTCCCTAATGTTAATGATGCTGAGGTCAATGCTCCAGAAAAGTATCCGGAACCATTTACAGCTAAAGTTCCATATGCGCTTGGATTAGAGTATCCAATCCCCACGTTGCCGGAGGAGTCGATGCGCATAGCAGTGGTCATAGCTACAACAGCTCCAGCCGTTGTAACGCCAGACACGTTGAAATCCCAACCGCCAACCCCAACTAATGAGCTCACTAACTCACCGCAATAATTTGTGGTTATTGCCCGTTTAGTGTATGTCGAGTCATAATATAAATTAGCATTAAAACCTGTAGTGTTTGAGTTAGTCCAAACAGAACCTGTACCACACTGGAGTACTGTTGCGGCACTATTCCACGCTGAATATTTAGCATTTAGAGTTAGGTTTCCCGCTACTGATAATTTAGTTGTTGGCGAACTCGTCCCAATTCCCACGTTGCCGGAGGAGTCGATGCGCATGCGTTCGGTTAATGGACATGTAGTTCCAGTAGTTCCAGCAGGGGCATTGGAAAAAGTCCATTCTCCAACCCCATTAATATTAAACCCCATTTCTCCAGCGACGGTTGTGCTGTAATATGTTGGCACATAACTTGCGGCTCGATAAACATTTGACGCAAGAATAGTTGTGTTATTGTTGTTAAATAACCCTGCTCCAATAACCTGAATAGCTTTTGACGGAGTTGCCCATGCTGATGGAACAGTACCAATCCCCACGTTGCCGGAGGAGTCGATACGCATGCGTTCTGTGCCACCACCAGCAGGATTTGTCCCGATAGCACTAGTTCCAAAAGTTAAATATGTTCCACCATTAGAAACACCAAAAGTTTCGGCTGCAAAAATGGACATACCACCATTCATTCCTAAAAATCCGGATGTGCCATACCCACCAGCTAGAAATGACCCTAATCTATCACCAGTTAGAACAGCGGTCGGAAGAGCTATTGTTCCTCTAGCCCTATAGTTTATGAAATTTGTCCCATCGCCATCATTATATTGGTCATAACGCCATCCAGAGTTAGTTTGATTTACTACATGTGCTGTGGCTGCAGGACTACTCGTCCCAATCCCCAAGTTAGTCAAACCAACAAGACTTGGAATTGTACTTCCTAATACAAGAGAAGAAGTTCCTAATATAATCGAATTATTAGCTAATGTACTGCTGGACATTGACATCCATGTTGGAGCAACATTCGCTCCCATAGATACCAATATATGACCATATGATCCAGGATTACCATCAAGATTAAAAGTTCCATCTAAATTAAATGAGACATTACTTCCAAGTTGTAAATTGGAATTTATTGTTATTCCAGGAGTATAATCTATTTCATAATAACCTGTTGTCATTAAATCGCCTCTTTAAAATTATTGTATTTATTAACATTTTAGACTATTTAGTTATTATAAATAAGTATTAAATACATAACATTTTTACTAAGGATCAACATAATGATTACTGAGATTTCTAGAAACATAAGTGGCACATATTATGCTGCTAATACTACGATAGTATTCGACACAAATCCATATCTTTTAGCGAATAATACATTAACATTATATTTCATAAATAATGATTCTAGATATGCTGATACAGTCGCATCAGTATCTGGAAATAATGCAGTAATTGCGTTTTCTAACCAACAATATGATGGTACTAGAGTTGTTGCTATTACACCGAATTTTGGTTCTGGATTAACTGGACCACAACAACCGTTTACATTTAAAACAACAAATCCACCTAGTGTTATATTGCAAGCATTTTCTACTGGTGGAACTGCGAATGTTAAAATCCAAGCGTCTACAGATCAAGCACATTGGGTGGATTTAGCAACTCTTCCACTTACTACTGCGAATTCAAATACTGCTTTTACTACTGTAACATCTCCATGGCCATACGGTAGATTAAATATTGTAGATATAGCATCAGGAAACTCAATAGCAGTTAATAAAGCAATATAATATTATAAATAGTATAAATACATATAAAATCAATTTTAATTTAGGAGTTACAAAATGGCTGCAATGTCGGATTATTTAGAAAACAAAGTAGTGGACGCAATTTTTAGAGGACAACCGCTACCAACAATAAGCAACATTTGGGTTGCATTAACAACAACACCTGTGACAGATTCTAACACAGGCGCGAATATTACTGAATTTGCAGCGACAGGCAGTTATGCAAGAGTACAATTAACATCAAATTTAAATAGTTGGATGGGAACAAATTATGCTCAAGGTGTTGCTTCTGTGGGTTCAAATGGTACTGTTTCAAATAATGTTGCAATAACATTTCCTGCGCCTACAGGAAACTGGGGAATTGCTAATTCTTTCGTACTTCTTGATACTGCAACTGTAGGAACAGGAAATACATTATTTTATGGACAGCTAACACAAGCAAAAACTATAAACTCTGGTGATGCTGCTCCAACTTTCTCAGCTAACACTCTACAAATCCAAATCGACAACTAAAATTTGATTTAATACGATGGGTAAATTAATTTGCCCATCTTTTTTGTAATCAACTTTTAAGTTCTTATAACGGCTCTTTCCAACTTCTTTGATTTTGTTGATATGAATGCCTGTGTACTAACTATAATGCTAATTACATTCCATATATACAGTGTGTAAAAGTTTAGTTATATGTTTGATTAATAAAAAATACTTGGGTTAATCTACTGTTTTCATTGGTATTACCAAAATATTTTGTAGATTTGTGAAATTCGGTTGCTTTATATAATACTAGTCGATTAAATACATTACCAATAATATCCCTTGCAACATGAGGATGGCCTGTATAAATTGTAGTCCCAGCATCGATGGGCGCATCTGGTGTTAAGTATAAAATTCCTGCAACCTCTACATCATTATCCATATGTATCCAACTATCGCCATCAATCTCCTTAGTTAATTGAAAACTACTTCTAATCGATAAATTTTCAGTTAACCCAAATGTAGATTGAGCGAGATATGAAATTCTAGATAATACCATATCAGCATATCCTATATCTAATTCATTAACATTAATAGTTCGTAATCCTGGCCAAGTATTTTCTCCATTATTGATCTCACTAATTTCTTTTGATGAATAGTATTTTTGGTTTAATGCCCAAGTTCTAACAACGTTAGGATAAGGTAAAAAATTATCAAGTATTATTAAATTCATATCCCAACTCTTTTATTAATAAATCTGCTACAGTAATATGTTCTTCTTTGTTCCAATATTCTTTATCGGTTTTTTTACCTTTGATTCCTCTGGAAGCATTTAATAAATTGGTTCCTCTTAAAATATATCTTTCTTCTTCTATAAAGTATCCATTATCGCATTGGTCGCACCATACATCAAACGCTAACCATCTACAACCAGATTTATTTAATACTTGTTGACAAGAAGTAAACATTACTTTAAACATTTCTTGATACCATATACTAGAATTAAATGGACCAAATGCTCCCCACATAAATTGTTTGGCATATTGACAGGTAGTAGAATCCATTAGATGATATGACATTCGTTTTGTTCTAATACCATCATCATCTTCATTTAAATCCGTTATTCTATAATTAATATCTGGATGATTTGATGTAATATCATAATCATCAGCAAGACCAAATTCAAACCTTGATGGAGCAGTCCAACCTATTAATACAATATCATCTTTTGTTAAAGGAATTGATTGTAATTTTCTAGCAATCCGCCAGTTACTTGAGGCAGGAAGAGAAAAATCGGTTAATGGCATTTCTAATTTTTGAGATATTACATTAGGCCAAATTAATTCTTTTCTTTGTTCTTCGTTTATATCAGAATCAATAAAAAAGTTCCATCCCCAAGTAAAACTATCCCCAAATGTGTATATCATAAAATTTCTTTAAGTTCTAGTAATGGTTCATTCCAACTTCTTGGTTTTTGTTGGCGTAATAATGTAACGCTATCACCATACCATGGACTTTGTTTTGTTGAATGTGACCATGTATAATAGGCAGATATAGGAATGAATATAAAAGTTTTCTTTCCCATGCTTGCTGATGCATGTGCAACAGATGTACAAGTAGTAATAACCAAATCTAAATTATTAATTATAGATAATGTATCATCAAAAGATTTCATATAGTCATGCATTGGAATTAATCCTGGAAAATCATCAATTTCTTCCAGACCAACATCGCGTTGTAAACTATAAAATTCAGCATCTATATGTTTAACAGATTCATAGATTTCCTTTAATGGAACTGATCTATGCAAGTCATTATCATAATCTGGATTACCTTGCCATCTAATACCAATTTTCTTTTTATCAGATTTCATCCATTCGTATTTTGCATCATATGCATCAGATGATTTGATGTATGGTCCATACCATAGATTAGTATAATCTAAATTTAATGAGGTTGGCATATTCATTGGATAAGTCCACAACAATCCTTCTTCCTGCGGGATATCCTTTCTATTGGTTATAGTCTTAAATCCATTACGATTAAATATCTCTGCTATATCCTTTCTTTCTGATAACCATATTGGATTCATACCAAAATCTGTAAGATACTTCATAAATCTCACATTAATTATCTCATCACCAATACCAGCTTCTGCAAATAAAATTATAGTCTTTCCTGGTTGTATCCCACCTTCCCAATATTTGAATGGAAGTTTGGCTTTTTGCCAATAGTCTAATTTCTTTCCTTCTTCGAGGAATAAATTCAAACCTTTTTGAAATTCGTCTCTGTACAAGTAATATGTACCAAGATTAAACTTAATTTTAGTAGCATATTCTTCCGATAAATTCTTGGTGTTTAATAAAACATCATGTAGAATTTCCTCTGCTTTGTCCCTTTCATTCATCAAAAAATACGAATACGCTTTTTCTAATTTTGTATCGACATCATCAGGTATAGAAATTTCTGCTTGTTTGATATATTTTAATGCTAATTCGGGTTGATTTGCATGATTATACACATTAATTAAATTAGCTCTTGCAGTCCAAATTTTAGTATTAACGTATGCTGTTATTAATGCTTTTTCTGAAAAATCTATTGCTTTATCATAAATTTTTTGTTTAAAATAACATTTTGCAAGGTCGTCATATTCTTCAAATTTCCAAGCATGTTTGCTCATAGTATCAAGCAAACTTATTGCCTGACTTTTTTCGCCATGTGCAACTAGATAATTAACTAGATTTTCAAGCATCTTTTATTACCATTAATTTCATATGTGTTTCACCATACACATTATTAAAATTTCTTGCAACTTCAGCCCTTTCTTCTTCTGTCATTTGTGCAAAACGAGGTTTCCAATGATCATCGACAATAAAATCATATTCTATAATTTCAAAATCAACATTTAATGGTAAACCAAATCCACTTGAACTATTCCATTGATCAATATGCCATTTATTATATTTTTTACTAAACAATCTCATATTATCAACAGTAACAAATCTAACATGGGATGGATCACCATACCAAACTTCGCTTCTGTGATGTGGAACTTGAATATCAATAATTGCTGTATCTTTACAAACTCTATAAATTTCTTTCATTAATTGAAAGAATCCAGGTCCAATATGTTCAAGAATATGATACGCTCTTACTTCATCAATAGTATTATCCTCAAATGGTAATACATCTTCTCCTAATTTAACTAAGTAATCTGGATTTGTTAATGGATCAGCATCCAAATTCAAAAATCCATCATAACGTTTAAATCCACCACCTATGTTAATTTTCATTTTTATCACCTATTATTATAAAATATGTATCGTTTTGTTTTACCCAAGTTTTAATAAAATCTAATGCTTGGTCTGAAATTGGTACACCCATTTCAATTACTTTTAAATATTGTTTATTATCTGCAATTTCTATAGAAATTAATACATTGCTTTCTGTGGGTTTCATCCAATCCGGAAATAATCCTTGTGACCAAGCACATTGATAATCAATACAATCTTTTGGTCGAGTATTATATATAGAACAATTCTTGTTACATAAAAACAAACAAGATTTGCCATTCCCAAAAGGATTGCCATATGAATTTGCAGTTAGCCAACCATCACAACATGCTGTACATGACCCGCATTCTTTAAAACTCATCTAGTTATTTTTCTATGCGAAAATATATCTAAAAACAAGTTAAATTCGTCATCAGATTTTGCTACAATTTCTATAGTATTGCCTAACTCGTTTTGAAATTGTCTTAATTCTAAATTACCAACTTCGTTTGCATACAATGTTTTATATAGTCCTTGTATAAAATTTGCACCATTTTTTAATAACCAAGGATCTTCTGTTGGAATTAACTTATTATACCATAAATCAAAGATCTCGTCAAGTTTTGATAAATCGCCATGTTTTTGAGTAATTGCGCATAATAAACCCATATAATAATATTGTGCCATAGTAAAATCTGGTCTTTGTCTATAATTTTTAATAATCAAATCATAGTAACGATCTTCAATCTTTTCATTTCTTACTGGTCTATTAATTGTTCCATAATGAGCAATGAATGCAATATCTTGGAATAAACATTTACTGATCCAACCTTCATCTGTTGTTGGATATTCGTGAACTACCCCAGTAAAATATATTCCATTATTTTTAAACAATCTATCGTGATATGGTGGATCATATTCATTCTTATCTCCATATACAATACAATGTTTTTGACTGACTAATATACTATTGTAATAGTCAGAAGTTATAAATTGTGATAATAATTTACCATTAATCAATTCTTCATCAGCATCCATCCAAAGTATATAATCGCCAGTACATTTTTCTATGCCATAATTTCTAGCCGCTGAAAAGTTACCTAATCCATCATCTTCTTCCCATTTATAATCATAAATTTTATCAGTATATTTTGATGCTATTCTTTTGGTATCATCAGTAGAACCAGTATCAACAATAATTATTTCATCAACTAAATTATAGATTGATTTTAAACATCTTGCTAAGTTATTTTCTTCATTCTTAACAATCATACTAGCAGATATCTTTTTATATGGACGAGTTTTGATAAACTTATCTTGGTAATCAGGTTTGTGAAATGTTGGTATGTTATCAGGTTCTACTGTAAAATGATATACCCAATGATAGATCGGTTCTCCTCTTCTGCCTTGTTGTTTATCTTTAATTGCTTTAATAGTTAAATCTGTTTCTTTAAATATGGTTTTAATATCGTTTAATTCGAAATGGTGCAAATGTTCTATATGTTTATTGTCTTTATCTAAATTTTGCCATGGACCAGCTGGAGTAGTAAAAATAAAAGTACATTTCTTTTTAACCAAAGTCATTAATTTGTTCAAAAATGTTATAGTATCTTCAATGTGTTCCATCAATTCAGCAACAATAACAACATTTGCATCTAACTCATATTGATCAATATTTAATACATTATCACGAATAGTAATGATTTGATTGTACTGTGGTTTATATGTTTTTTCAAAATTATCTAATGCATCTTGACAATAATCATATGCATACAAATTGTTTATATACAACGAATATTTTTCTAATAATGGTAATGAAACACACCCATCATAAGAACCTAAGTCTAATACATTTAAATTGTAATTATGTTCTTTGACAATATACTTTATTTCATCAACAATAATATTGATTCTTTCACAGGAATTTCTACCACCATCAATATATTTGTGATCTTCAATATTATCAAAATTACAAATGTCAATCAAATCATAATATTTTTTATCTCCAGACAGTTCTTTTGCTGCTACTAAATCAGAATAAATTTCTAATTGATCTAAAATCGCTTGTTTGTTATTATTACTTCTTTCAATAAACATAGAATCAATTTTATCATTCCAAGTTCTAGCAACATTACTCCAATCATAAGGTTGTATTAATTCTTTTGCTTTTAAAACTTCTTGTTCGTAAGTTTTGTCTTGATATTTGTCAAACAATGCTATAAATTCTTGATCATAATTATCACCATGCGGAATTTTTGTATCAGATTTAACAGTTTCTGCTAATGCATAATCATCAGTTGTCATAACTAAACAACCAGATGCTTGCGCTTCCATAGCATTGATGCATGATGTTTCACCTTTGCAATCTGTCGGATAAATCATATAAGCACAGCGATTCAATAGAGAATAATAATCTTTTTTACTTAATGTTCCATTATCTATTATATTTTTTGATGATTTTAATAATTCATTTGACTTTTTGAATACTTCATAAAACATATCACCTGATTGATAATTTGCCATTGCATTTTGATATCCACAAATATGTAATTTTGCTTCTGGATTTTTATCAACTATTTTTGGCCAAATATCTTCTAAAAGTTTAACTAGTCCACGTTCAAATCTTGCAGAATATATATAGTTGTTTTTCTTTTGTTCAAATGGTATTGTATCAGAAACTAAACTTTTATCAAATCCATTGGATGTTACCCAAAATGCATCATCTTCTAAATTATACGAATTTTTAAAGAATTGTTTATGATATTCTGATAGACAAAATATTTTATCAGCAACCGATATAGAAAGTTCTGGATTATCAATAAAAATATCATGTGTCCACAAAATATTTAATTTTGAATCCAGTGGTTTTGCTAAAAATTCGGTATATCGGGATACAATACAAACATCAGTCTGACATTTTTCATCATTATTAAATTGAACATAACTTCTATAATCAACACCATCATATATTCCAGGTTTATCACAATCACAATAAACTGTAACATCGTTTCCTAAATATGAGAGTTCTCTAGCCATATAAATCATTGCTGATTCCGAACCACCTAGAGATTTTTCAATTAAAGAATTGCCGTTAAATTGTAGCCCAAGGGTTACAAATGATATAGTCTTTTTCATCGCCAAACCTCCATATCACTAAATTTATGTAATATATCTGGCGGTAAAATTGTAGGACGTTCTATCCATTCTATTTTCTTTCTTGTTGTATGCAATCCTTTTACATTAACATCATCATCAAATTCGTCATATGATGTTTCAACATCATTAAAATCGTGTTGATAATATGGTTGTCCAATAAAATTATAAATTGCTGTCATCATACCAGCAGGGTTTTTACAAAGTTGTTCATATTCAACTAACATGATCATATTCTTCTCTGCTGATGTTATAGCTTGTTTTAATCCAAGATATGCAAACCCAACTGTAGAATCTTCTCTCATTAGATAATCACATCTTGAATATACTGTTGATGCATAATCATCAGGAATCATTAAATTTTTATCGTATGGATTTTTTCTATATAAATTTTCAAAAGAATCAAGAACCCAATTTAAATCTCTTACACAAATAATAAGTTTTGTATATGGGTATAAATCTTTTAAAAATGGAGTAAGTAATGTCCAACCGCGATTTGTGTCAAAAAATACTTCTTTAGATGGATCATCATAATAATTATCAAAAATGCCATGAATTATATTTTTTCTTTTTTCTGCTGGACATTGATGTCTATACCCAGACATAGCAGAAGATTGTTCAATTATTGCTCTAGTAAATCTAGCAAGAGGACCAGATATTGATGCTTGAAATTTTGGATTTTGGTTTAGAATAGTCGATAAAAGGGTTGTCCCAGAACGTGGTAACCCAGAAATGAAGTAGTATTGTTTGTTCATATAAATATCTCATGTTATAGTTTAAGATATTTATATGCGTAGTTAATGGGTGTAAATATTTTACATATCGTCTTTTATTGCTGCGGTATGAAGAGTTCCACCAGCAACTTGTTTCCAATTTGTTCCACCAGCAATGGTCTGAACTGGAGAACTTTTATTTGTAACGGTACTATCGCCAAGCCCTCCATTACCATTATAACCACAAGTCCATAATGTTCCATCGGTCTTGATTGCTGCGGTATGATCAGATCCGCCAGCAACCTGTTTCCAATTTGTTCCACCTGCTATGGTCTGAACTGGAGAACTTTTATTTGTTATGGTACTATCGCCAAGTTGTCCATCCAAATTATAACCCCATAACCATAATGTACCATCGGTCTTGATTACTGCGGTATGAAAATAACCACAAGCAACTTGTTTCCAATTTGTTCCACCTGTTATGGTTTGAACTGGAGAACTTTTATTTGTTATGGTACTATCGCCAAGTTGTCCATAACCATTATAACCACAAGTCCATAATGTACCATCGGTCTTGATTGCTGCGGTATGAAAATAACCACAAGCAACTTGTTTCCAATTTGTTCCACCTGTTATGGTCTGAACTGGAGAACTTTTATTTGTTATGGTACTATCGCCAAGTTGTCCATAAGAATTATAACCACAAGTCCATAATGTACCATCGGTCTTGATTGCTGCGGTATGAAAATAACCACCAGCAACTTGTTTCCAATTTGTTCCACCAGCAATGGTCTGAACTGGAGAACTTTTATTTGTAACGGTACTATCGCCAAGCCCTCCATTACCATTATAACCCCAAGTCCATAAAGTACCATCGGTCTTGATTGCTGCGGTATGAAAAGATCCGCCAGCAACCTGTTTCCAATTTGTTCCACCTGTTATGGTCTGAACTGGGGAACTTTTATTTGTAACGGTATTATCGCCAAGTTCTCCATATTCATTATCACCCCAAGTCCATAATGTACCATCGGTCTTGATTGCTGCGGTATGAAGAGTTCCACCAGCAACCTGTTTCCAATTTGTTCCACCTGTTATGGTCTGAACTGGGGAACTTTTATTTGTAACGGTATTATCGCCAAGCCCTCCATAAAAATTATAACCCCAAGTCCATAACCCGCCTTCTGAAAAGATATCTCTAGCAACTAATAAATCGCCAATATCTGCTCCACCACCATCTGATGTACTAACTATAAATCCAGTTTGTGCCATTTTATTTTCCTTTCAACTTATACAATTGAATCAATCCGGGATCTAACGCATGGAATAACCAAGGTCTAAAAATTATACCTTCATTTGGTTGTAAGAATATATTAGTATGACAATCCCATTTCATAAAATCTTTATAATTTAATCTATATTCGTCTAATGCAGTTTTTGGTCCATCTAAATGATGATAAAGTGTAAATGATGTAAATTGTAATGCAACAATAAAAACCCAATCTGATAATGATGTAAAAGTTTCAAAATGTATATTTTGATTTGGTTTTCTAAAAATTCCAGAATTTTCTTCATCTACTGTAACTTCTTCTGCTAATAATTTTGAAAATATTTGATCTAAATCTGGAATGACCATATTAAAATTTTCAATTTCTAATCCATGTTCTTTTTCTACAAATTGTAAATTATTTGTAGCATTAAACATGATTTGAACATCTTCATCTTTGAAAAAGTTATCAGCTTGCAATAATTTAATCAAAAATCATCTCCCATTTCTTTTATTGCTGCGGTATGATAATAACCAGTAGCAACTTGTTTCCAATTTGTTCCACCTGCTATGGTCTGAACTGGAGAACTTTTATTTGTAACGGTACTATCGCCAAGCCCTCCATAAGAATTTCTACCCCATCCCCATAATGTACCATCGGTCTTGATTGCTGCGGTACTATAATAACCACAAGCAACCTGTTTCCAATTTGTTCCACCTGCTATGGTTTGAACTGGGGAATTTTTATTTGTTATGGTACTATCGCCAAGTTGTCCAGTAACATTATAACCCCAAGTCCATAATGTACCATCGGTCTTGATTGCTGCGGTATGATAAGTTCCACAAGCAACTTGTTTCCAATTTGTTCCACCTGTTATGGTTTGAACTGGAGAACTTTTATTTGTAACGGTACTATCGCCAAGCCCTCCATAACCATTATAACCCCAAGTCCATAAAGTACCATCGGTCTTGATTGCTGCGGTATGATCAAAACTACAAGCAACCTGTTTCCAATTTGTTCCACCTGCTATGGTTTGAACTGGAGAACTTCTACCAGTAACGGTGGTACTATCGCCAAGTTCTCCATCCAAATTATAACCCCATAACCATAATGTACCATCGGTCTTGATTGCTGCGGTATGAAAATAACCAGTAGCAACTTGTTTCCAATTTGTTCCACCTGTTATGGTCTGAACTGGGGAACTTTTATTTGTTATGGTACTATCGCCAAGTTCTCCATAAAAATTATAACCACAAGTCCATAATGTACCATCGGTCTTGATTGCTGCGGTATGAAAATAACCACCAGCAACCTGTTTCCAATTTGTTCCACCTGCTATGGTCTGAACTGGGGAATTTTTATTTGTTATGGTACTATCGCCAAGCCCTCCATAAGAATTATAACCCCAAGTCCATAATGTACCATCGGTCTTGATTGCTGCGGTATGATAAAAACCACCAGCAACTTGTTTCCAATTTGTTCCACCTGCTATGGTTTGAACTGGAGAACTTTTATTTGTAACGGTACTATCGCCAAGTTCTCCATATACATTATAACCCCATAACCATAACCCAGGAAATTCAATATTACCCATACCAGTCAAATATGGATAAACATCCATCAAATAACTTTTAGTTACATATTTTACACCAAGATCGACATTATTTTCAGCCGAACTCTCTTGAAAGTTACTTGTGAATTGATTATTGGATGATGCCATTATTTAATTCCAACATCAACTTGTTCAACAGCTGGCTCCCATGCTGGATCATCAGAAATTAATTTGATATAATCCAAATCTTCCAATGTTGTAGCAGAATCAATTTCTATATTTTTTCGATTTTCCCAATCAAATGCAGATTGAACATGATTTGCAACAGCATTCACAATAATACCTAAATCAGAATTTGATAAGATTAGGAATATATCACCAAATTTCCAATTTACTTCATCTTTACCAAGTTGATATGCTTGTAGATATAATCCACGATCTTCTCTTGTAGTAAGAACATTTATAGTTTGATTTTGAATAGTAACAGCAGTACCCATAATTTCATATCGATATCTATTAGAAGCAATGACACGTTTTAATTCTGATCTAATAACATCAAGTGGTTTATCTTCAACCTTTTGATAATGTTCAGCATATGTTTCAAAAAAATTATAATATGGACCAACCAATTGTTGTATTTTAGGATTATAAGATCCAGTTACACCGACATCAGTTACTGGAATAATTCTAGCAATATCATTTATAATTATTGGTTCATTGTTATCATTAGATAATGGTATTGTAAAATCAATTTCTAAATCATCTGTTATAACAGATTGAAATAATCTCGGTCTCCAATTCATTGGCCCTAAATGAACAAAGTCCATTCCATCTTGAGTTTTTTCTATTACTAAAAACATATTATAATACCTGTCCTATATCTGAATATTGTATTGCTGCGGTATGATATTGACTACCAGCAACTTGTTTCCAATTTGTTCCACCTGTTATGGTCTGAACTGGAGAACTTTTACTTGTATTGGTACTATCGCCAAGTTGTCCACTACCATTATAACCACAAGTCCATAATGTACCATTGGTCTTGATTGCTGCGGTATGAAAAGATCCGCTAGCAACCTGTTTCCAATTTGTTCCACCTGCTATGGTCTGAACTGGAGAACTTTTATTTGTTATGGTACTATCGCCAAGTTCTCCATAAGAATTTCTACCCCAAGTCCATAATGTACCATCGGTCTTGATTGCTGCGGTACTATAATAACCACAAGCAACCTGTTTCCAATTTGTTCCACCTGCTATGGTTTGAACTGGAGAACTTCTATTTGTAACGGTGGTACTATCGCCAAGCCCTCCATAAGAATTTCTACCCCAAGTCCATAATGTACCATCGGTCTTGATTGCTGCGGTATGATAAAAACCACCAGCAACTTGTTTCCAATTTGTTCCACCTGCTATGGTCTGAACTGGAGAACTTTTATTTGTATTGGTACTATCGCCAAGTTGTCCAGTAACATTATAACCCCAAGTCCATAATGTACCATCGGTCTTGATTGCTGCGGTATGATAAGTTCCACAAGCAACTTGTTTCCAATTTGTTCCACCTGTTATGGTTTGAACTGGAGAACTTTTATTTGTAACGGTACTATCGCCAAGCCCTCCATAAGAATTTCTACCCCATCCCCATAATGTACCATCGGTCTTGATTGCTGCGGTATGATCAAAACTACAAGCAACCTGTTTCCAATTTGTTCCACCTGCTATGGTTTGAACTGGAGAACTTCTACCAGTAACGGTGGTACTATCGCCAAGTTGTCCAGTACCATTATAACCACAAGTCCATAATGTACCATCGGTCTTGATTGCTGCGGTATGATAATAACCAGTAGCAACTTGTTTCCAATTTGTTCCACCTGCTATGGTCTGAACTGGAGAACTTTTATTTGTTATGGTACTATCGCCAAGTTCTCCATAACCATTATAACCACAAACCCATAACCCGCCTACTGCAAACCGATCAATTAAATCAGTTGTAGTCATAAAATATTTGTCAAAATCGCCAGTCGCTGGTGAACTAAAACTTGACATTATTTGTTCTCCAAATTATCAATCTTATCTGATAAATCTTTTATTGCTTCGATTAAATATCCAATCAAACCTGAATAATTCACGCTCTTTATTCCATCAGTTTCTTGTACTAAATGTGGTAATATTTGTTCTATTTCTTGCGCAATAACACCTGAAGAATGAAATCCATTATCTATCCAATCAAATTCTACACCATTTAATTTTTTAACTGTATTTATCGCACCAGAAATTCCAATAATATTTATTTTCTTAGATTTATCTGATAATGATTGGAATAAGGTGGCAGATAATGTTCCAGATGATGGATTAAATGTCAAATCAGTTGATGCTGTTTTAGCAGTGCTCCCACCAGCTGCAGTAACAAAAACTGGATAATACGTTGCATTTGTTGCATTATCATCAGTTGTTGTCAAACCTCCGCCACCTGTAACAGTAGCCCAAGAAAATCCACCAGCTGTATTCCATTTTAAATAGGTATTGTTTGCTGCTGGTGCTGTTATATAACTTGTAATATTAGCAGCTGTTTGATATAAAAGATTATTCGCTGAACCACCAGCAACACCTAATGCTAGATTTGCAGTTAAATTTGCAACAGGAGTTGTAGAATTTATTACTAATGGGGCAATACCTGTAACAGCTGAAGATGTATAAACATTTGATGTAACGACACCACCAGCAGTAACAGATACTAATGGAGTTGTTCCAACTCCGCCATTATAAATTGTAATTCCATCAGCAGAACCAACAGAAATCCTACCAGTTCCAGGCACATAATCAACGACTATGCCATGTGAATAAGATCCAGTATAATTATTAGAAGAATAGAATCCATTGTTAGCTATAAATGTATTACTTGATAATAAATTTAAACCAGAAAGTGTTGTATTTGAACTTCCTAATTGTATAACTGTTGATCCTATTGTAATAGAATTATTTGCTAATGAACTATTTGGAATAGAAGACAATCTAACATTAGGAACTGTTCCAGTTGTTAAATATGAAGCATTAGCAGCATTAGTATTTGCAGTTACTGCAAAATTATATGCAGTATAAACAGCATTGGCAGTGGCTGCTAATACAGTGCTAATAGAAATTACACTATCATTTAACTGAACAATTCCTGCTTGTGTTGTGTTCCCAGTATTAGCACTTACAGAAACAGAAGAACCCAAGGCAACAGAACCACCACCAGACAACCCAGCACCGGTATTGATTGTAACTGAGGTATTAGCCAAAGAACTATTAACAATTGATCCTGATATATTATTAGCATAAATGCTTAAATTAGCAACAGGAGTTGTAGAATTTATTACTAATGGAGCAACGCCAGTTGTGATTAAAGATGTGAAAGTATTGGAAATAATAGATCCAACCTTTAACGTATCATATGTTGCACTAGAAAGACTTATTATATTTCCTGTTGGTTCTGTGGTTACTCCAGAAAATAATTTCCAAACACCATCACTATGATCTCTAACTAATCCAGTATGTTGATAAGTTCCATTATTAAAATGACCAACTATTCCAATATCATTTAAATTAGCAGGATTTCCTTGAGCCATATAAATTAAAGAGTCATTAATCTCTAAGTTATTTGCGCTAATTGATATTGTATTACCATTAATATAAACATTTCCAGAAACTGATAATGTTCCACCAACATAAACATCTTTCGCAACACCAACACCACCAGAAAATGTTGCAGGAGCAGTTGAATAGTTTGTTGCGTTCGTTGTATCTGTAAATTGTGCTGTATTACCAGTAATCGTGGGATTAAATAATGTAGCATTATTTGCAAAAACTAAAGGACCAACTCCCGTTTCATCAGAAATAATACTTGCCAAATTTGCAGAAGTTGTAACAGCAAATTGACTTAAATCTCTGACCACCATAGCAGAATATGCAGCTGGAATAGTTACAAAAATATTTTTATTTCCAGCAGCAAAAGAAACTAATTGATTTGAATTGTTTGATGCTAAAACTTGAAGTCTTACTAATGATGTATTTGAAGAATAATATTGACCCACACCAATTTCGTAAGATCCATCAGATTGATGTTCTATAACATAGGGAGTTGTATTGCCATTCGCTATTGCTGCATCAATAGTAGTAAAACCTACAACTGGAGTTGTCCCTACTAATATAGGTCCTACCCCAACAGTAGTTGATATTTCCTTGACTCTATCTTTTATTAATAACGTCATAATTTATTCTACAACCCTAAAAATAAAATACATAAAAATTCCTATTTAAGCCTTAACATTATTCAGTATTTATAATTAGAAAATTTCTATTAAATAAATAGATGATATCCAACAATAAATAGAGAGATGCGATGTTAGGGTTTTTCCCGATAAGTTCAAATCCAATATCTTCATCAGGAACAGCAAAATCTGCTGCTCAATTAAGCGCATCTGTATTTGTTGTTTCTACAACATCATCAAATGTTACAACACAAATATTATGCACAACAGCACCTAAATGTGTTGCTGTTGCATCTTCTATCAATTTAATAACTGGAATTTCGTTAAATTCTACAGTAACATGTATAACATCTGTTACTACATCAAATTTAACAACTTACATAACACTATTCGGAACAGCGAATACAATTAGTGTTGTAGGAACAATAACACTAAATACACAAATTTTTCTTGCTGCTTCTACATCATCATTAGCTGTATCTGGTGCTTCGTTAGCGACAACGATAAAAATAAATTCAAGTGTAGCATCAGTATCAACTATTGTTTCTGCTTCTTTTACAAATGCTATCCAATTAGCATCAAATATTTCTTCTGTTTCTACTGCTTCTTCTAATCTAACAACTGCTATACAACTAGCTTCTGTTGATTTATGTGTTGTATCGACTAATGCTGTTCTTAATACAAGTATACAATTAGCTTCTATTGTTACTTCTGTTGTTTCTACAGCTACATCGAATCTTACAAATGCTATCCAATTAGCATCAAATATTTCTTCTGTTTCTACTGCTTCTTCTAATCTAACAACTGCTATACAACTAGCTTCTGTTGATCTGTGTGTTGTATCGACTAATGCTGTTCTTAACACAAATATCAAACTGGCTTCTAATGTATCTGTTGTTTCTACAGCTACATCGAATCTTACAAATGCTATCCAACTAGCTTCTAATGTATCTGTTGTTTCTACTGCTTCTTCTAGCCTAACAACTGCTATACAACTAGCTTCTGTTGATCTGTGTGTTGTATCGACTAATGCTGTTCTTAATACAAATATCAAACTGGCTTCTAATGTATCTGTTGTTTCTACAGCTACATCGAATCTTACAAATGCTATCCAACTAGCTTCTAATGTATCTGTTGTTTCTACTGCTTCTTCTAGCCTAACAACTGCTATACAACTAGCTTCTGTTGATCTGTGTGTTGTATCGACTAATGCTGTTCTTAATACAAATAATACATTAGCATCTATTGTTGCTTCTGTTGTTTCTACAGCTACATCGAATCTAACAACTGCTATACAACTAGCTTCTGTTGATTTATGTGTTGTATCAACTAATGCTGTTCTTAATACAAATAATACATTAGCATCTATTGTTGCTTCTGTTGTTTCTACAGCTACATCGAATCTTACAAATGCTATCCAACTAGCTTCTAATGTATCTGTTGTTTCTACTGCTTCTTCTAGCCTAACAACTGCTATACAACTAACTTCTGTTGATCTGTGTGTTGTAGCGACAAATGCTTCGTTAAATACAAATATTGTATTAGCATCAAATATTTCTTCTGTTGTATCTATTAGCCCTGCTGATTTAAATACAAACATACAACTAGCTTCTGTTGATCTGTGTGTTGTAGCGACAAATGCTTCGTTAAATACAAATATTGTATTAGCATCAAATATCTTAACATCTGTTGTATCTGTTACTTCTGTTAATTTAAATACAAACATCCAACTAGCTTCTGTTGATCTGTGTGTTGTATCGACTAATGCTTCGTTAAATACAAATATTGTATTAGCATCAAATATCTTAACATCTGTTGTATCTGTTACTTCTGTTAATTTAAATACAAACATCCAACTAGCTTCTGTTGATCTGTGTGTTGTATCGACTAATGCTTCGTTAAGAACAAATATCACATTAGCATCAAATACTTTAGCATCTGTCGTATCAATTAGTCCAATTGATTTAAGAACATATATTACATTAGCATCAAATATCTTAACATCTGTTGTATCTGTTACTTCTGTTAATTTAAATACAAACATCCAACTAGCTTCTAATGTATCTGTTGTTTCTACTGCTTCTTCTAGCCTAACAACTGCTATACAACTAGCTTCTGTTGATCTGTGTGTTGTATCAACTAATGCTGTTCTTAACACAAATATCAAACTAGCTTCTAATGTATCTGTTGTTTCTACTGCTTCTTCTAATCTAACAACTGCTATACAACTAGCTTCTGTTGATTTATGTGTTGTATCAACTAATGCTGTTCTTAACACAAATATCAAACTGGCTTCTAATGTATCTGTTGTTTCTACTGCTTCTTCTAGCCTAACAACTGCTATACAACTAGCTTCTGTTGATCTGTGTGTTGTAGCGACAAATGCTTCGTTAAATACAAATATTGTATTAGCATCAAATATTTCTTCTGTTGTATCTATTAGCCCTGCTGATTTAAATACAAACATACAACTAGCTTCTGTTGATCTGTGTGTTGTATCGACTAATGCTTCGTTAAATACAAATATTGTATTAGCATCAAATACTTTAGCATCTGTCGTATCAATTAACCCAATTGATTTAAATACAAACATACAATTAGCTTCTAATGTATCTACAGTTTCTACAGCTACATCGAATCTAAATACAAACATACAACTAGCTTCTATTGATCTGTGTGTTGTATCTACTAATGCTACTCTACATACAAGTATACAACTTGCATCAAATACTTTAGCATCTGTTGTATCAATTAGTCCAATTAATTTAAATACAAACATTCAACTAACTTCTGTTGATTTATGTATTGTATCGACTAATGCTACTCTACATACAAGCATAGAACTAACATCAAATGTAACTGTTGTTTCTACAGCTACATCGAATCTAAGAACAAATATTCAATTAGCTTCTATTGATTTATGTGTTGTATCGACTAATGCCACTTTACACACAAGTATACAATTAGCTTCTATTGTTACTTCTGTTGTATCGACTAATGCTAATCTACATACAAATATTCAACTTGCTTCTGTTGATCTATGTGTTGTATCAACTAATGCCACTTTACACACAAGTATACAATTAGCTTCTATTGTTACTTCTGTTGTATCGACTAATGCTAATCTACATACAAATATTCAACTTGCTTCTGTTGATCTTTGTGTTGTATCGACTAATGCTACTCTATATACAAGTATACAACTTGCATCAATTGTATCTGTATTCTCTACTATTAGGCCAATTAATTTAATAACAAGTATACAATTAGCTTCTAATGTAGCTGCAGTTTCTACTATTAGGCCAATTAATTTAATAACAAGTATACAATTAGCTTCTAATGTAGCTGCAGTTTCTACAGCTACATCGAATCTAAGAACAAATATTCTTTTGGCAGGTAATATCTCTGCTATTTGTAATGTATTTCCAGTAGCTCTAGTTACTCTTATTTATGGTAATACTCACAGAATATTAATTAAAGCTCCTGATTATACTTACTTGATTAAACCTTTAGATACCTCTGTTAAAATCCTAGAAGGGGATAATAAGTATCTTATTAAACAACCTGATAATAACATACTAATTAAATTGGAATAATTCTATGCAAACATATTCTCCTAACCAAAAAGGTCCTCTGAAAATATCTGGGTTTGTTGATCCTGATGATACTACTATTGTATCTGTTTTCTGGGGTGCGCAAACAGTTGTGCCAAATGCTGTCTATCGTCTGGATGATGTTGTTCGTCCTTCTGTAGATAATGGCTATTACTATATCTGTACTACTAATGGGGTCTCTGGCTCGGTTGAACCTACTTGGAATCAAGGGGATACTACTTCTGGTACTGCGGTGTTTACTGCAACTCCTTGGGATCTATGGCTTCTCCCATATCAATCTATTACTCTGTCAACTTGGTCTGCTTCTGCTAATGTGAATATACAGTCTTCTGGTTCTAGTGGTGCTAAAACTGCTACTAATATCGGTCCCTTCGACTCCTCGATTACTCAATTTGAATTGACTAATCAAGTTACTAAATCTAATGGGGAATCTCTATCTAGGAGCTTTCTCTATAAAACTAATCAACAATAAAAAAAAGGGGAGTCTCTATAACTCCCCTCTCTCTCTCTTCTACTCTTCTTCTTCTACTGGCTCTAATGCTCTGAATAACATCTCGTTGAAATACTCGTTGGCGAAATGATACTGCTCTAAATCTAATCCTGTACTTCTGATCTTCTTCTCTAAATCTAATATCTGCTCAACGTATCTGTTTGCTTCGGGGCTTAAATCCTTCACAAAATATTCCTTTCCTCGGAATGTGATTGTCGCTTCTTCTGTTTTAATCTCTTGTTCTGCCATAATTTTTCACCTTTTTCTGAATGTTTTTATAAATTACTACTACATCTAGTATCTACCCCTAAGGGTCTACTACTACATATAGTATTGCCTAAAATAAAATACTATATCTAGTGCACAAACACTATATCTAGTATTCTAATATCTTTTAACGGAAATTGTCCCGCAATTGTTCTTTTCTTGATTTAACCTGAATAAATACCAATTACTCTTTATATATTAGAGAAAGATAACATCGTATTTATCTGAATCTATCTGTAAATATCTGGATCTAACTGTAATTAACTGTAATTAGCTGTAAATATCTGTAATTAGCTGGATCTAACTGTAATTAACTGTAAATAGCTGGGTCTAACTGCAATTAACTGTAAATAGCTGGATCTAACTGCAATTAACTGTAATTAACTGTAATTAACTGTAATTAACTGTAAATAACTGTAATTAACTGTAATTAACTGTAAATAACTGTAAATAACTGTAAATAGTTCTTAGTTGACTTAGACCTATTTATAATTTCTTTAATTAATATTTTCTCGAACAAAGATTCGAACAAAGATTCGAACAAAGATTCAAAGATTCGAACAAAGATTCAAAGATTCAAAGATTCGAACAAAGATTCAAAGATTCAAAGATTCGAACAAAGATTCAAAGATTCAAAGATTCGAACAAAGATTCAAAGATTCGAACAAAGATTCGAACAAAGATTCAAAGATTCGAAGATTCGAAGATTCGAAGATTCGAACAAAGATTCGAACAAAGATTCGAACAAAGATTCAAAGATTCGAACAAAGATTCGAACAAAGATTCAAAGATTCGAACAAAGATTCGAACAAAGATTCAAAGATTCAAAGATTCAAAGATTCGAACAAAGATTCGAAGATTCGAACAAAGATTCAAAGATTCGAACAAAGATTCAAACAAAGATTCAAAGATTCGAAGATTCGAACAAAGATTCAAAGATTCGAACAAAGATTCAAAGATTCAGATCATACAAAGACACCATTATCACAGACACAATTATCAAATTCATAGAGATATTATACTATAAGAAGATAGAAAAGTCAAGCAATAAAAATCAGAATTTTTGAAATTTTTGCAGATGTTTCCTAGTAATTTTAGCAGAGACCCAGTCATTATAGTAGAGAGAAGAGAGAATAACATCCCTAGACATTTGTTCTTTCAGTTCCAGATAGGAAGCATGAGATTTTGAGTAGCAGATATGGAGAATTGTTTTTTCAAGAAGATGTATTTTAGCATGTTCAATAAGAGAAGAGTTAGAGCCATTATAGGATTTCCAATCAGATTCCACAGTCAATTTTTTCTTTTTTACAATTTTAGAGCCATCAATTTGAGTAATAGATTTTTGCGAGATTTTTTTCGAGAAGAATTGTTTTTTCCCGATATAGGATTTATTAGTAGAGGGATTATAGATAAGATAGACAAAGGCAATAGCATTTTCAGGAGGAGATAGAAGAGGAAGAGATTGGTAGATCCAGGAGGGTTGGATTAGATTTTCCATTAGATAGAGAGAGAGATATAAGTTTCAGATAGAGATATTTAGGAGAGATTGGAGTGGTGATTTATTAGTAGAGGGAGAAAGGTATAGAAGAGTTGAGATTTAGCCTCAGAGGAGAGATTTAGAGGGATACTGTTTAGTTATAGTCGAAACAGCAAAAGGACTAGGAGAATACTCCCATTACCTGACCTCGGGAGAAGGTTAGATTTTATTCTTCATTAGAATTCATTAGAATTCATTAGAATTCATTAGAAGATTTTATTCTTCATCTTCTTCAATAATATCAGGAGAAATAGGTTCAGAGCAAATTGCACAGAAAGAGGGATCATCTTGATAGAGATCATCTTCAGAGAAGATAATATATTCAGAGTCACATTCTTCACAGATTATTTGATATTTCATTTGAATCCTTTCTTTTTTCGTTTATTTTATCTATTTATTTGACCTGAACTGGACTTAGCTGGACTAAAGTGCCTGCATTACCAGTGATTTGTGGTAAAATTCCATTCCATTTTTCAATTTTTGACAATTCAATAATCTGAGGATTATCAGAAATAGCTTTACCTTTAATTAAAATTGCTTGAGCTTCAGCATTTGCTCTCAGAAGAGTTGATTCCGCATCACCTCTAGCTTCTTGGATTTTCTTATCAGCTTCCGCTTTAGATTGTTGGATTTCTTGTTCCCTCTGAGCAGTCATCTGAGAGGCAGCTGCTTTTGCATTAATAGAAGAAATAATTGATTCAGGCAATCTTAATCCACCAACCCAGTATACATGTTCAATATTTATCCCAATTTCAACACATTGAATTTTAACAGAATCTTCAACTTCTTTGATAAGAGAAGCTTTACCCGATCCATAAACAGTTTCAATAGGTTTTGTTGAAGCAGCATTAATTAGAGAATCTCTAACCATAGATCTCAGAACAGAGCTAGTAATTTCATCAATACCTTTACGATATTTTTGGAAGACAATAGAAACTTTATTTGGGTCCAGAGAATATGTTATACCAATATCTGTATTAACAGTCATCCCTTCAATAGTTTGAAAAGAAAAACTTTCATCTGTAGGAGATCCTTCAGTTACATTTTGAGTCCAGACATGTGTTTGAGTAAACATTGGAAAAATAAACAGTTGTTCATTAGGTGTTAACCAATACCTACCAACAGGAAGGGTTTGATTTTCAATACCTTTATCAGAACCCAATTTGTTTATTTTAATTCCAACATAGCCATTAGGAACATCAGAACACGCAACAAGAAATAACGCTAAACATAATATTATAATTTGTTTCACTTTTTAAAACTCCACTTAATATACCAAAAAGAAATTGGGATAAACAATACAGCGATCATTAACCCAAGTAACACACCATAATCTGATTCTGAAGAGAATAAGTTTGGCAACAAAAACCCCTCAACACCAAAAAATAATAAAAAATAAAACACACATTTAAAATATATATTCATAATCAACCTTTACTTTTACACGAAAAAACATAATTACCATCTGGAACATCATCTACATATGGCACTTGCTGAATATCATATCTATCTTTCGTTTTGAATATATAGTCACCTTCAGGCAATGTATCTTCCCAGATCTTTTCAGCATTATACCCAAACTCTTTATTGAGTTCATCATA